ACCCGCTAAATCCTGACGTGTTGCCGGAAAAATCCACAGCTTTCGTTTTGTAGTATTTCGTGGTGCCGAACGTAAGTACCTGATCTGTAAAAGATTCTCCGGTTACTACAGCGATTTTGCTATATGTGCCGCTTGACGTGTCAGACCGATAAACCTCAATTTCCTTAAGGTCTTTGTCAGTCGGATTTGTCCATGTCGCTATGATTGCTTTGTAAGTGCCTGTCGCGGTGACGCTTGTAGGCGCAGATGGCGCAGTTGTGTCGCCTTGCAGCGCCAATGCCGTGCTGTTGCTTAAATCTGCAGACTTAACGCCAATAAGGTTGACCGCTCGCACCTTGACCCGATACTCAACGCTCGGCGTGCGTAGGCCGACAATAAAGATTTCCGTGAGCGTAGTAGTGTTAAAAATCGTTGTGTCAGACTGCTCTGACCCGCCAGAGACCTCAATAACCTCGACCTCGTAGAACTCAACAAAGCCGTCTGCTGATGCAGTCCAGCTAATTTTGAGCGCCGGTATGACGCTGCCATCTTTAGCAAGCTGCGTTGTTTCAGTCAGGCTCAGATTGGTCGGTGCCGCTACTGTTGTGCCGTCGTTTGTATCTGGGTTATTTGGCTCGTTAAAGGGATCTTCGTCAGAGCTAGCCGTCCAGTCATAAACCGTAGAATCGGTCTCTATCGCCTGGACGTTAACAACAATCGCGCCGTCATTGTTAATCTGCAGGTCGTAGCCCAAAACCTCAAACGGCTTCGCGCTGTAGCCCATGCGATCATTTGTGATAGCTATAAAGTCGCCCGCCTTAAACTTTAGCGCCGCTAGATTCAGCGGCACGTTCACTAGTACCTGCTGTCGGGACTTAGACAATGCTATTTTTGCTAACCGCTGCGCCCTTATGTTGTTAGTGACGAAAGGCAGCGGCATATCAAGATATATTGGATCGCCGTCCTGCGATGAGTATGTCGAGCTTATTTTTGCAGGGTAATCGACCAGGGTGTAGTTTTCTTCTGCAGACAAAAATACGCCTTTGACGCCGTTATACATATTTCGGCGGCTTTGCTTTGTCTGCACGGTCATAGCGCCGACAACCATAGACTCGTCAATCGTTATGCTTGGCGTGTAATACTTTGCCGCTTGAGCGAAGTACTTGCCATCGACGTACCCTATACGTCCGCCCATACAGGCCGTGAGCGCCTCTATGTTGCCTTTTATGCTGTTCGCAGTATCTATCATGCCGTCGCACTCATACCTGGCGTGCGAGCCGCCAGCGTCTAGTGAGACAAGCTCATCGCATACGTTTGCTGCAGCGTTGAATGCCGTGTAGTCCATGCTCGCGTGCTCTTCTGCGAGACCATAGAAGTCGTTAGTCATGTAGTCATACAGCGCAAGAGAAGGGTTCTGCGACCATTCCCACGTAGTTGAGTCACTGGTTCTATGGCTGCCTGACCCGCCTATCGTGCTGTCTTTGCGAGGGTCATAAAGCTTTTTGCCTTTGATAACAGCAGACACGTTAGGAACGCCCTGCGGATACTTTTTGCGGTCGTCGTCCCAGGTCAATTTGACGCGCATGTATGCAATACCGTTCAGGATATGCGTGCTACCCCAAAACGTCGACGCGCTGCTTAAAACAGAGTCTGCTGACGTCTGCGTGCCATCGTAAAACGCAAAATTGGCGTAACTACCCCAGTCACTTACATAACTACCGTTCTCATAGACCTTTTCGTCATTAAAATATACGGCCTCAAAGCCTTCTATCTCGTGACATGCAAAGCAAATAACTAAATATAACTCTTTGTTTTGATTGGAGTTTGCTATAAAGACAACGGCGCCGCCTACTCTAGCTTTGCCATATATGACCTTCCTAGACGCAGTCGGCTCTCTCACCGTCCCAGTTACGCCCTGCATCATTGCGCCGAAATCAGGCTTCGGCATAAGCGCGCGGCTAATCAGTGACAGACCAGCGCCAATTGCAAATGCTGTAAGCCCCGACGTTGCAACAAAGCCAAAAAATGCAGTGAAGCCCGTTAAAGCGCCAGCAGCTCCTGCTGCGCCAACTACGGACGCCAAGCCTGCAATTGCAGATACTGCCATTTACTTTACCTTTAGCTGCCAGAGATCTTCGATGTGCTCAAAGCCAATACGCTCAAGCACTGGCCCGAAGTCCTGTTTTTTCTTCACGTTGACGTTTATCAGCGTCACGCCTTCCTTTGTCAGCTCTTCGACGGCAAACTTAATAAGTCGAATGCCTGCTGTGCCTTTGCGCTGCGACTTTTTCAAGAACAGAATGTCGTTGTTTGCGAATAGGTGCCGCATGTAATGCAGGCTCGGCATAACGATACAGACAAAATAGCCCACCAGCTCGTCGTTTTTCCTTGCAGTGTAGACGCGCAAAGCGCCCTGCTCTGCCATGCGCGAGTAGGCGTTCCAGTTTGGCTCTAGCTTTATGTCGTCAGTGTGAAGAGCTATTTCTTTCCAGTGCTCTTGAATAAGCGGCTTAATTTCATTTTTGACGTTTGCATACGACTCGTGCGCAAAATCCATGTGCTGCTCCTACGGGCGGAAACTTGGGAAGCGCGTGCTCGGTGCAGCTGAGCCGCCGCTGTAACTTATCGGGTTAGCGTCTTTGTCGCCCCATACAATCGCTTTTTCTTGTATTTGCGAGACATACTCAAGGCCGTCATCACTTGGATAATCAATGCGCTGATCGTTGTCTGTGTAGCGCCTAACTCTGGTTTTTTCAAATTCAATTAGCCGGTTTTCTACAGTTACAGCAATCGTCGCCGTGCCGCCTGACTCGTTGATAGTCATAGTGTCCATAAAGCCAGAGAAAATAATTGTCGGACTCGCTATGACGGCATCACTGCTGTCAAAGCCGCCCAGCTTTACAACCAGCTCACGTCCCTGGTAATTTTCTGTTTTTGCTTTAGCAAGCAGCGGATCGCCAATACCGCTCAACTGCACAGTTATGCCAGACGCACGCAGCTCTACGTTTTCCGACACCCTGGATATATTCAGCAGGTTTCCAGCTCCGACATAGGTTTTGCTGTCATGAGACAAATTGCCAATGCCGTTCCACAGATACAAATAGCTCGTCGGCGCGTTTGAGTCGAATAGCGCCTCTACCAAAATAAGCGGCCTAACCTCGTCGGCAACGGCCATTGCCTGCATTGCACTGGTTAAGCCTCTAGACGTAGACATTACAGCGCCTCAATACAGGCAAAACTAAACCCGTAGATGCTGGCTTCGTTTATGCTCCAGCCTATTTCGTTTGACGCAAGCCGCCAGGTGCTAACCGGCAAGGTAAAGTCTGCAGTTGCTGTACTGGCTGCCTCTCTGAGCGGCGGCATAACTTTTATCGTCGTACTGTTAACGATCTCGGTAATTATGTGCAGTCGGTTGTTGACACTAAAGTAATCGCCAACGGCAAACGTACCGTAGAACGCTTCCGTGATCTGCGTAGCGTTAGCAGACCCTGTAACTGTTCCGGTGACCGATACGCTGTGCAACGGATTGCCCATCGTGAACGTTTCTTTCATGCCGCGTAGCCCAGCAAAAAAACCTTCATATTCCTTGGCTTGTGCGCGCGTCATTGGCGGCAATGTGACCTCTGCCTCCCACCTAACGCCAGGATGCGAAAAAACCTGCTGGTCATAGGTGAAAACCGACTCTGTCATTGCTGTTACAGAGCGCAGGCGCATAGTCATGTTCGCGATGCCGACTGTCGTAGGGAAAGTAGCCATTTATGTACCTAGCAGCGACTTACTATAGCCGCCGCCCCTCATACGCGCGTCAGCAACCGCCGCCTTCGCACTTTCTGCTATTTGCGGCATAAGGTTAAGAACCTCTGCGCGCACCGTCTGCGCCACGCCTGTTGATATGTTGATCGTCTGATGTACGGTTCCGCCTCCGCCCATTCTGCCGTTTGGCACTATCTGACCGCTAGATGACGGGATAAATAACTCTGGCCCACGTTCGCCTACAAGCATCGGCCTGCCCGCCGACGTTGGCGCACCGACTGCGCCTGTCTGTAAAGAGCTACTGGCTCCAGCTCCGCCTCCGCCGATGCCGCCAACGAAACCCGTAATGGCGTCAAATAGCGGTTTAGTTATGTAGTACTGCACGAGCATTTTGATTAGCGAGTTAATTACGCTGCGTGCCATGTCTTTTACTGCGTCAGCAAAGCTCTTTGCGCCTGTTATCGCGTCTGTAAACGCGTCTGAAAATGTGCTCATCGCGCCTGTCGTCAGGCTTGTTATGGCCTGATCTAACGAAGGAACTGCGTCTAACGCGCCCTGCATTGCAGTGCCCAGACGCTGAAAAAAGTTAGGCGCGCTATTGTCATTGACTACTATTGTCATGCCTTCGCCAACGGCATTTACAGCAGCGGCCAATTCTCTTAGCTTTTTAGCCGCTTCTAAGGCCGACTCGCCTACTGGCAATATGACCTCGTTAATTTTTTCCAGCTTAAAAAATTCCCTTACGACGTTGATAAGCTCTACTGTGCCGTTAATGAAGCCCTGGATGCCTTTGAGTGCCTCACTAAATCCCTCGACAATGTTTGCAAGACCATTAAGAAAAGATGACGCGACACTTCTTGCCCATTCCTCTATACCGCCCTTAGACTGCATGAGACGGACGAAAAATAACGTGATTTTATTTACTACCAGCTCTAGTGCTGGCGCTAAAGCGCCGACGATTTGATCGCGCATTCCTCTGAATAAAAAGCCTAAGCGCGTCAGGGCGTCTTGCGTGCGCTCTACACTTGTCGCAACGCTTTGACTCATCACTATGCCAAGCGCGCTAGCCTGGCGGAACATACCTGCAAGGGCGTCGCTGCCCTGGTTGAGCATGTTAATCATGCCCGCGCCTTCACTGTCGAACAACTTAAAAGCAATGCGCAACTGCTGAGTGCCGCTTTCTACATTGCTCATCGCGTCTGCGACTTCTAGCATCGCCGTAGACAGAGGCATTCGAGACAGCTCTACTGCGTCTAAGCCTAGCTCTCGCAGAGCGCCCTGCGCCTCGCCCGTTCCCCTAGCGGCTTCAGCTGTGCGCCTCGTGAACCTTTGCAGGGCCATGTTGGACTGCTCGATACTGAGCCCAGCTAGCTCGCCTGCAAACTGTAATTTAGAAAGCTCTGCAGTTGTTGTGCCAATCCTACCAGCTGTTTTAGCCAGAGCGTCCGTTGCATTTAAAGACTGACGTACAAGGAAACCCATGCCGGTCACAGCTGCTGCCGCAATCAGCGCGGTTCTCATACTTACTGCAGCGGCTGCAACTGACTTCAGACCACCAGCAACGCCTCTAAGCGCCGCCTTACTGCGGTCAAGGGCTTTTATTTCTATCCGAATTGGTAGGGTTTCAGCCATCTTTGTCGCTCATAATCTGGAAGTAGGCAACCCACTCATTAAACTCAGTGACGGGCATTTGCTCTACTTCTGCAATCGTTTTATGTAACCGATCAGCCAAGGCTATGAGGTTCAGCCTAAACGGATCGGCTAGAAGTTTTTTTCCGCTACCTCGACTGACTCAATCTGAGCGAACATTTCTTCAGCTATTGACGATATGACAGCCGTTTCTTCGCCCATCAAATCTACGCGGTCATCGGCAGCCGCGAATAACTTGTCGCCGCCCTCGTCCTCAGCCTTCATCACAATGAGATCAACCATTGACGCGACTGTGGGAGCCTCTAAGACCTTGGGGTGCCGCTTCTGCAGCTCGTTTAAGTCGTAGCAGGTAATCGGCCTGCAAAACATCTCAAACGGCTCGTCAGCTGACACCCCCCACGCCGCGACGCTTATTTTGCGTCTCTTAATTTCGCGCCTGTTTCGTAACTCTTTCGCTAATCCCATGTGTCTCCCCTTAATTAGCTTATGCGGTTGCTTCGGTCACTGCTCCGCTGCATTGGATTGAAAATGACGCCTCTACCATGCCGTCAAAGGCTGCAGAAATTGTTTTACCTGTAACGATACCGCTGCCGTGGTAATACTTTTCGCCGCTTCCGGTTCCGGTTGGATACAGCTCCCAGAAAACTGTCACGCGCTCGTCAATTTGCGCCTGGTCAGTCGCATCCCAGTAAGCCTCAACCGTAACGGTGCTGGTTTGCAAGCCTGCTAAATACGTGCGAGCCGTGTTGCCCATTACTGACTTTTCAATGGTGTCGGCAGTAGAGTCAAAGCTATATGACCGAACCTCGGCCACTGCGGCCTCTGACCCATCGGTTTGATGGATTTTAAAAACTCCGCTACTTCCTGCTGTGCTTGCCATGTCGTGTTCCTCTTAGGTGGTGCCGCGAGTATATGAATAGGAAATTTGTAATGTGATTATAACGCCGCCGACGGGATCTATACTACCGTCGTCGACTTCAATAGCCGTTATCTGAGTGTCGATTGCTTTGCCGCCACGGGTGCGATCTGTCTCAAGCGCCTCCTCTACGGTCTCGATGGCTTTATTGCGAGCCGTGTCTATGTTGTTGGCCTTCACAAAGCAGACTAGGTCGTATTCAGTGACAGCCATACGCTGCGACATAGAGCCGCCAAGAGTCGTGTCCTCTCTGCTTTCGTTTGCTGACCTGACCAGGACTGCCGGAAACTGCGCATTGCTCAGCTTGTCAAAATCAAACGGCTCGCGCGTCACCAGCTTAAATTTAGACGGCGTAGTAGCTGCTTTGAGCACTGTCACGATGTTGCCAGCGATATCCTCTCTAACGCTCACTCGTCAGCCTCCTAAAATAAACCTTATGCAAGCGCGACAGCTCTTTCTTAGAAAGGTCAAAAAACCGCCGCGTGCGGTTGTTAAACGCTGCCTTTCGGGACTCTTCTGCTCGGCTAAAAAACAAAACGCCTTTAGTCTTAGAGGCTTTAACCTTCATGCTGTTGAGCATTCTGCCGCTAAACATTAGGTTAGGCGTTCGTGACCGACCCGCCTTAGCCCTAAATGATGAGTATGAGTCACTATATCTTTTGAACGGATTGCCGTTTACGTCTTTGCCCTGCGCCGTGCGCTGCTTAATGATCGTCTCAGCCTGTAATACTGTGGCCAGCATTGCCTTCTTCTGGTTTTTCGCAAAACGCCTGCTCAGCGCCTCAAACTTTCTACGTGTAGCAGGCAGATTATCAACCAGCGAAAACTTCATTAACGGTCAAGCCGATTAGTAAATAGCGGCGTTTTCTCGTCATCTGCTACAGTGCCATCTCCGTCCGCGTCATATTCAACGCCGTCAGCAAATACTGCCTCAAGCTCCTGACCGTACAGATTGCGATAAAAGTCGATCATTTCTAAAAAGCGGTCGTTATCTATCCAATTAGTTAGCTTTGGCAGCGCGTACTTCCAAAGCACCAGGTAGCTGTTGGCTTTTGTCCACTGGGTGTCGGTTAGTTTGGTTGCGTCCATCTCACCCGCTATGCCGCGACGATGCCACCATCTGTTTCTGATTTCCCTAGTAAGCTCGACCTCTGCAGTAGCGTGCTCGTCAATAAAGTTATCAATGCCAAAGTCCAAAATGTCGGGCACGATTTCCTGTAAATTCCAGTCTCTACTAAATGCCATTAGCTCACCATTTGACTCTCGCGGCCCAATAGATCGGGTCAAAAATTGTCGCGCGGTCTAAGTTTCTACGATGCCGCGCATACCATGCCCTACGAAGGGATCTGTCTCGCGCACTTTCGCCTTCTTTTGGCGGGTACGTCTTAGCGCCTTGTGCGCCGAAACGCACGAGCCTAATTATGTCGCCTTTCTTTGCTAGTACGGCGTGACTCTTAGCTGGGTGGCGAGGTGTGCGCTTAGGGACATTAAAATCCTCAAACCGTTCTCCTCGATATACGACTGCCATTAGGAAAAGCGCCCCCGAAGGGGCGCAAGTGCCTTAGAGTGCTGCGTCAAACAGCATCTCAACGCCATAGGAGTCATCAAGCTCACCTACGCCATAAATAGCAGTAGCGTTAAGCTCAAATGCTCGCAGTGACGCATCGCGCTGGGTCTCAATGTTAAAGTCGCGCTTCATTGCAATCGCAACGGCTTCGGGAGCAAATACTGCGCCCTTAGCGTCATCGCTGCCGTCGGCAGTAATGTTTGCAGACTCAAAAATGTTAACGCCAGCAATCTGACCTACAAAGCCAGTGCGCATAGCCTCATTCTGCAAATCGCCACCATTTGGGTTTGCAAACGTGTTGGTCATGTTGGCCTTCAGCTGGTACGCCTGGAACGGATGCAGAACAGCGGCATACTGGCCAGGAGCCTTTGCAGCCTTCAAAGTAGCGGCAGCCTTGAAAATGTCCGCTGCAGTGATTTCAGTGCCCGCACTTCCCAGAGCAGTGCTGAAGCCGTCAAACAAAGCGATCAGATCGGTGTCAATCTTAGTCGCAATAGCGTTACCGAGCACAGTGCCCAGCTCTGCAGCAGGGTTACCAGCGCCCATTGCCGCCAGGTCAGTCAAAGTTACCATCGCGCCAACTTCGCCCACTGTAATCGTGACGCTAGAAGTAGAGACGGCAGTGTTTGACATGTCGCTGCCTTCAGTAAGGCCGGCAGCGCTAATTGCGGGATACTTAGGCACCTGCACAGTCTTACCTGCTACATTACCAATGTCGTAGCGGGTTACGAGACCGAGCATGATTGATTGCTCTTCTGCGGTGAAACGAGCCTGCAGGATGATATTCGCAAACAGGTCGTCGAGAGTTGTTGAGGTTACTTCATTTGCCATAACAGAGATTCCTTTAAGTTAGCGGGCGGCTTCTCGCATTTTCTGCTCGCGAAATAAGCGCATCCCTTCATCGCCTTTGTCTAACATTTCCGAGTAACTTAAAGGCTTGCTCGTAGAACCTCCAGCAGCCCCGCTTGATCCTGCACCGCCTGCCGATGCTTTCACAAAATGCGGATTTGCCGTCAAAAACTCTGCCACTAGGTCATCGACCGATAACAGATTTCCGGAGTCGTTATATCTAGGCGTCCCGTTCTTATCGAATACCTCGACCGTGTTATCTTCAGATAACGTCACGGAGCTTCGTAATAACGCACTCACTTGATCGGGCGATACAGCGTTCAGTCTAGATGCAGCGGTCAACAATGCCCCGTCTACTAGCGTGCGCTCTAGCTGTCCTTTTAACTGCGCTTCCCTTTCGTTGTGCTTGTCAGCCATTTGCTTCAAGAGGTTCTCGTAATCGCCGCGCTTCTTTTGCTCTTCCACCTGCGCTTCTTCGCGCTGGCTTAAAAGGTCACGCACCTCATTGAGATCGATACCGTCTAGCTTTTTGTCAAACTGACGCTGCTGCCGCGCAATGCGATCAGCAACTATTCGGTCGACTTCCTCTTGCGTAAATGTCTTAGCGTCCTGAGTTTCTACAGTTTCCTGCTCTACGGCCTCAGTTACCGCGTTTTCCATGACTTCTTCGCTCATGTAACGAACCTCCTAAGAGTAAACTTATTTTACCAAACTACCGTCCCTTTTTCTTTTTCTTCTTTTTTTTGCCTTTTTCATAATGTGGCATAAGCACCTCACTCAAATGTTGGTGACCAATGATGACGGCAGTTATAACCGCCGCCAACGACAAACGGGCTGCCCTCGCGCTTTCCTGCCCAAGAGCCTTCCCATGCCTTATTTATCTCGTCCAATGTCAGCGTGCGTCCGACATATTTCTCACAATGGTCGCGCGTTACGCTGTCATCTGGGCCAATATAAACCCACTTTTCTGCACCTGCCTCGACAGCCATGTTGTAGTTGATCGCCCTGTCAAAATCCATTAAACCGTCATGAACTGCCTGCCGCGCATACCTGGCTAAATCTGACTGTACACTACTCTGCACAATGCTAACAGCATCGGCAAAGGTTTGCCCCGTAAGCGTGGCCTCGTAGATTTGCTTGCTGATTGCCTCTAAAAAATCATCGCCTAGGGCGTTATAGCCGTCGAAAGTGAGCTGCTGCAGCTGCTGCAAAACACTTTGATCAAGGGTTACAAACTCAGAAAACGTGCCCAGTAGCGCCTCTGCTTCAGCTGCGACGTCGGCGTATTCCGTCACCAGCTCGTCAACTAGCACGCGATATCTGGCGTCAATTAATTGACGGACTTCTGTTCTGGCGGCAACTGCGTACTCAAGGTCGAAAAGCTGACCGTCTCGCAATGGCGCGTCGCGTAAAAGCGCAACTATATCTAGCTCTAAATCACGCAGCGCCTCAATCAGTCGAGCCTGATGGGTGTCTGCGAGAGCAATAACCTCGTTAAGCCTGTCCGTTTGTTGCGACATCTGTAGCCGTTACAAATTGTCCAGTTGGCCTAGCCTGCTGCTCAATTTCCTTATGCGATTCATTTAGATGCTCATCATCTAGCACCAGGTCGGCAATACGCTTGTCGACCTCTTTTACGAACGTGTTGCTTGGCACGCCCGATGCTTTCGCTTGCTGTAGGAATCGCAGCTCAGACTCATAATCGCGCAAATCGAAGGAATCAGGGTAACTGATGGTGACCTCATGCGTGTTATGACCTTGCCAGTTGCAGTAAAACGCCCACAACTGCTCCTCTGCTAGCTCAAGAATGTCGGCTTTTTCCGACAGCTTAGCGTTTAACATCTGAAACTCTGTTTGTAGCGCTATACCTGACTGCTTGACGGCGTCCGTGCCGCGAACTGCGCCCATGTGGGCCATCCTATTGATCGACTCTATTTTGCTTTCTATAGACGCTCTGATGGCGTCTAAATTACCCCCAGAAGGCTGCATTTGAAACGGGCGCAGCCCAGGATCTAAATCCTCGCTTACGTTAATGATTGCACCGGCCCCGGCGCTCGCGTCTGTGTCGAACGTCTTTACTAGGGTCGGGTGATTGCTAATTCTAATGAGCTGCTCAATTTCGCTAAGCTCTTGATATATGGCCTTTTGCATGTAGGCAATATCAGAAATGTCGCTAATCCCAATGCCTCGCACGATGGAGCGGTTGGCCGGTAAATATACAGCGGGCACTTTACCAATTGGATTGTCTATTTCTTCGAGCACTTGATGCTCAGCGCCGTCATAACGTATGAGCTTAATCGTGTCCGGTCTCCACTCTCTAAAATGTGTGACCGTATGCGTGCCGTCTATTCGGTTAACCGACTCTCGTATCTTCATGTACACGAGCTGATGCCTGCCAGACGGCTGTCTCTCCCACTTCCAGTCATAGACATTTTCGGGAGTTATCAGGGTGACGTATGGCCTAATCTCTTGCTCAAGCTCTTCTGCCCTAGTTCCCGCCTGAGATTGCGGCTTGTCCATAAACAGCCAGACATGTCCGTAAACGCTAGACCATATCTGCGCCTCGCGCATAAACGAGTTGAAGCTTTGCCCGTCAAGATTTGCATCATGCAAAAACGCGTCAAGCTCAGGCGAGCCCTCCATTCCTGCAAAATTCCTTGTCGGCAGCACTCGCCACAAGAACGAGCTGTAAATGTGAATGACATTTTTGCAGTGATTATCTAAAGGCGTTAGACCAATGCGACGGTCGTAAGCTTTTGTATCCTCGTTGAGATACTGAGACAAATACGAGCCGTCCTGGTAGTCCTGGCCGCCCATATAGCTGCGCAAGTAAAACTCCCAGCGGTCGACGTTATTCTCATAATCGGGATGCTGGTACTCAATGTCTAGATTAGTAATCATGTCCACCTCTGCGGAGGCTGTGCCGCGTGAGATTTTTTAATCGGAAACAGATAATCGACAGCATACCCGAGCGCGTCATTCATGTGATCAAACCCGTCTTTCTCGGGCTGACTTGTGCCTTCTTTGTAAACGTGGCGCTCTAATGACTCGATTACCTTTTTGCATTTGGGACTGATGAACAGATGCCTGTTGCCGTCTTGGGATTTAAGACGTGAGTTAACCGCATTAATTCTGTCCCTTATAGCCGTATGCGCGCTTCTAACTTTGACGTTAAAACCCGCGTTTTGCAAAATAGAAAGGTCTGTCCTGCCGCCTGCGCTAGTTTTGCGCTGCCGACAGGCTGGGTCAGGGTATATTGTAACACTACAGCTTTTGTAACGCTGAGTGATCTCTGCAGCCATTTCGTCTGTGTTACTGCCAAACATTACTATCTCGTCTATGGCGTAAAGCGTATCACCTCTCCTGACCATGACTACAGCGGACATAGGGTCGAGGTTGAAGTCCATACCAATGTGCAGCGGCTCGCTAGCGTGATCGTATGCCTTGACTGACAGCGCGCGCTCAAAAGCGTAATAAATGACGCCTGAGTAGTTAACAAACTGCGCTTTATACTCTTGGTCAAACGTGCGCTCATCTAAGTCGTTTCTGGCAGCCTCTATTTCATCTGCAGATACATGACCGCCTTCTAGCGTTGTAAATTGAAACGATTGCCAGGTGTCGTCATCAATGCCCTTGCCCCACAGCTCATAGAAGTGATTCCTGCCTTTCGGCGTGCCAATAAACAGCGCCGAGCCCTGACGGTCGCTAAGCGATGGTCGTATTACCTCAAACCATGCCTCCTTGCGCATGTCGGCAAACTCGTCAAGCACGCAGAAGTCGAGCGCCCGACCCCTGAGATTGTCCGGCTTTTCTGCGCCCTTCAAACTTATGATGCTGCCGTTGAGCAGTCTGAGACTTAACGAGCTTTCGTTTGTTTTCTCTATGTACTCGGGAGGAATTGCTTTTATCAGCATCTCCCAGGCTATTTCCTTGGCGGCTTTATACGTTGGCGCTACATACCAGACGTTTTTGTCTTTGCCTGAGAGAGCCGCGTTAAGGATTTCTGCTGTGGATAAAAATGTCTTACCAAAGCGCCTACCAGCAACGCAGACTCGAAAGCGCTCGCCAGACCTAAAAATAGTGGTCTGCGGCTTAGTCAGAATCATCGGGCGCTAACTGTATAACGACAGGAGGCAGCTCTTGTGGCTCAGGAACCGCCTCTGACCATCCGCCTTTGGTCTTAAGATAAAAAATTGACGCGCCGAGACTGCCGCTGTGCGCCTGACTCAAAAGCCCTGTGCCTACAGTTGCAATCGCCCTTGCTACGCCTCTTTTATATGCGGCAGAAACGTTCTCATCACGTTGCTTTATTGCCCTAAATGTTCTCGCTGGAATGCCAAAATAGTCAGAGATTTGCTCCTGGTTCAGAACTGCAGCCAAGGTCTCTAGCTCCGCAATTTCTTCAGCAGTCAGCTCGGTCTTTCGTCTAGGCATTGTTGACTAATCCAGCAGCGGTGCATATATCGGGTGCGCCCACAGTATTCCTCGTGCGTATCCATCTTGGATGATTCCTGTACGTATATCATCATAACTCATTGGATACGTTTCAACACTGCCGTCATCAAAAGCGACTAGATACGTGCCTTCCTCTTCTGGCATAACCGATAAATCATGCCACTCGATAGTGATTCGCTGTTTTATCGCCATACGCCCGACACCCATCGCTTTCGCCAGCTGGGATTTTCGTAGATTGCGTATAACTGACCCGCGTCTTGCGGATGCTTGACGACTCTGAGGTTATCCATCGCAACGCCGAAATCGATTACAGCCCTAGCGTGCTTGTACGAAACGTCTAGCTTTTCGACAACGTCGGCGACTGTAAAAGTGCGTAGCTCGGTTTTTAGCAGCACATCAAGGTTTTGTGGTGCTGTGGCTTTCTTTGTTCGCATACTGACCCCCGAAATTGACTGCCTCGTATTTTTTAAGCAGTTGCATAAACCGGCGATGGTCAATTAGCTCTTTAGCCATTGCCATCTGCACAGTTGGGGTCAAACCTTTCCAGTGGTATTTATTGCCGACGAACGTCTCCAGCATTTCCTGGCTTATTACTGCAGTCTCTTGCTTCATAATTAGGATGCCCCCGCGTCCCATGAAACCGTGTCCAGGTGTCTACCATAGCGCAATAGTGCGCGTGCTCTCTCGTAGCATCTTCGTAGTCAGCCTGCCCAACAATTCCTAGCCCGATAACAATAATGCTTATACCGATTAGCTCTTTCATTGTCTACTCCCCTCGGAAAACCGCTTACGCGGCCTTTACGATTAAGCTCAACTGATACTCAACAACATCGTGCTTTTCATTTTCGTCGATCACGATAATTGTATTGTTGTAGCCCTCTTGTATGTAACCGTCTTTTAGCCAGACAGAATACTCATACTCGTCATACGCAGTGTCGACGTCGATAGCCAAAATCGCTTTTGCGTTTTTACCTGCCAACTTGTAAATGTCTGCTTGGTCAATCATTTTGGTCTCCCTAACTGTTTTGCTATTCTTGTAGCTATAATAACAGTTTTGTTATTGTTGTCCACCCCTAAAAGCATTTTTTTAACATTTTTGTGAATTTTTTGGGGTCGGAAGCGTAGCCGTCGGCAGGAAAGCGACGGAGATCAATGACTTAGCAGGTCGCCAAGCCGTTACGCGCAAAAAATCAGCGCTTGTCGTAGTGTTGTGCGACTTCTGCGATAAAAGCAGATAAATTAGGGCGACGCTCTACGATTTCGAGATATTTGTCTAAGCTCAAGCCCTGCATGTTAGCGAGGTGATTAAACACCTGCGGCAGTGCCTCGTAGTTTGTCACTCTGTGCTTTATCGCAAAAACCTGCATCTTCTCAACTGGGCACATAACTGCCTCCAGATCGGATGATGTGGTAAGTGTATCACAAACTGCACAGCGTTAATTATACGAGATAATCTCATAGTCTGGGTCTGCTTCCTTGCGTTGATACTCGACACGATAATGCTTGGCGATCTCTTTGCGTATCGCCTGAGTTGACTTAAAAATCTGTCGCGCTTTTTCTTTGAGCATTTCCATGTGGCCCTCGCCATAGTAAGAAACGAGCCAATCTCTAAACTCAATGGGCTGCTCTGTAAAGTAGCGGTGATGGTAATGACACAGCGCCAGGCAGTTATCCATTGACCAGCGAACAGACTTAAGCCTTCTGCCGTATATGTGCGCTGCCTCCAGCGTGTCTGTCTTGCCACAGTAAACGCAGCTGCCGTCTCGCGCTCGCACTGATTTGCTGAACCATATATCAGCCTGGTCGCGTTTAACCGCCATCGTTTGCGTGCTCTATAGTAAACTTTCTTTCTCTGCCTATAGCCTTGTCGAAGTAATTGCATCTCAGGCAAACCCAGCCGTGTAGCCTGCCGCCAATTTCCTGCAGGAATATTGGAAACAGATTAATGCTGCACGTCGGGCACTTCTTCTGGAATAAACTCAATTTGGAAATCCTCTAAAGCCAGGGCGTTTTGCCAGCAAGCGGCAAAGTCGTCTAGCTCCATACTGATCGTGATCCCTTCTGGGAAAGCGTCAGTGTAAACGATTGTATTTTTTTTATTAAATTTATCAGTGATACAGCCGCCTATAGTTGACGTCAAAAAAACGACCGTTCCTGCGTCGTCGGGTAGCTCAGCAGCTATTAGTAACATTTCTCGGCCTCACTGTTATCCGTGACACCTCTCCATTGACCTTGTCGTAGGTTATAACCTTAGCGCCGCGCTTTGAAACCCAGCCGCCTCTGGCAGCATAGGCGTCTCGCCCCGCAAGTGTCGGATGCTGCTCTGCAATAGCGCCGCCATCCTCTACGACTCTTTCGTGATGATAATGGCCCGTGTGAATATACGTGTAGTTAGCCTGTCCCCACATTTCTCTAAATCGCGGCTCGCTAGCGAATAACTTGTGCAGCTGCGGCATTTTCATCTTGTGACCGTGATGGAAGCCAAGCATGGTTTCGCCGTGCAAATATGCGTAATACGGGAAATCGTTATCAATCACTGACAGCCTGGGCTCATCGCCAAACATGTGCGCCAAATGCTTGCGCAGCCAAATGCTGCCAGCTATGTCGTGATTGCCTTCTGCGGAGACGACAATAACCTTGCCAAAACGCTTCAGCATCATTTTTACAGCTTCGGTCATTACAGACATAGACAGATCAACG